AAGATAAAAACAAAATAAAAGAATGTGAATCAACAATAGAATTGAAAGATGAATTAATAGAACAACAAGGTAGAACGATAATAAAATTAAGAGCTGAAAATGAGGCTTTATGGGATAACTATTATATGAATGCTAGTGAATACGATGGAGAATATTATGAGTAGTATTTATTTAACATATGAAGAATATAAAAGGAACTATTATAAAGTTCAAAAATTATATAACGAGATATTAGAAGAAAAAGAAAAATTGTTCGCAAAAACTCAACCTAAATCGATAAAATTCGACAAAATTAACGTAGATGGTGGAAATGTAAGTAATTCATTTGATGATTATCTAATTATAAAAGAAAAAAAACAAATAGATAAAAGACTAAATGAAATAAAAATAATATCAGAAGATAGAAAAAAATTATTAGATGCTAAAGAAGATGAACTAAGAAAAAGCAAAGAGTGGATTGATAAGATATATGTATATAAATATATTGAAAATCTGCAAGTTAGGAAAATAATACATCTAGTGCCATATGAAGAGGCTCAAGTGTATAGAAAATTAGAAGAAATTAAAAAAACATTGAAAGAGAGGAAAGAAAAATGAAAAAAACAATAATTATAACAGGAATTGTATTATCTATAATTTTAATGATAGGAATAAAGTTTGCAACTACAAATAATAGAGTTGTAGTCTTGGAAGAACAAATAAAGGAAAGTGATTCAGCAATTAAGATTCAAGAAAAAAGAAGAGCTGATTTAATTGTTAATTTAGTTGATACAGTAAAATCATATAATAAATATGAACAAGAAACATTAAGCAAAATAGTAGAGGCTAGGACAAAGGCACTAGATGGAAAAATTGAAGATGCCGAAAAATTGATAAATGTTGTAGTAGAAAAATATCCTGAATTAAAATCAAATGAAAACTATAAGCAAGTAATGACCGAAATGTCTATAACTGAGAATTTAATTGCTGAATATAGAAATAATTATAATGACCAAGTTAAAAATTATAAAAAGTATACAAAGAAATTTCCTAATAACATTATTTTAGGAATGATGGGGTATGAAAAAATTGATTATTCTTACTTAGATTATGAAGTTTCACAAGATGCACCAACTAATTTATGGGATTAAGTTATGGAAATTACTAAAAGAGAAATAATGGTTTCAATTATTATCTTTTTCTTACTATTTGGATTAGGATTCTTAGTTCATAATTTAATAATAGAAAATTATATATTAGAAATTGAAAAATACAATAAAGCTTTAAAGATAGATAATGATGTAAAATTGTTTAAATATAGTGTAGATACCGAAGTAGGTAATATATTGGTATATGGAAAATTTAAAACTGAAAGTGGTATGACATTTAGCGAATTAAAAAATGATTATACTTATATAAAAAAAGAAACCGAAGAATATAAAAGACATAGTAGACAAGTTTGCAATACTGATAGTAATGGAAAAACACATTGTCATACTGAATACTATTATTCATGGGATATTATAAATACTGAATCTAAAAGTGTTAATGACATATTTTTCTTGGAAAATAAATATGCTTATTCCTTATTCAATAATTATCCTGAATATAGATTAGATATAGATTCAAATGTTATAGATGATAAAAAAGATTATGTAAGAAATAATTATTTATACAAAGATAAACAAGGCTTTTTTGGTGATAGTGTAGGCGATATAAGATATTCTTATTATTATACACCAAAAGAATTTATGGGAACTATATTTGCAAAAGCTAAAAATAAAACAATATTAAATGTTAGTGAATCAGGTAGTATAACTATTAGCAATAGTGATTTGAATGCAACAATAGAAAACAAAAGAAATCAACAAACAATTATCAATGTTTCATTTTGGTTTATATGGATTATACTTATAGGATTATTAATATATGGATATATGTATCTAGACAATGATTATTTAGAGGATTAGAGGTGATTAGATGAAAGTAAAAGATATAACAAAAGGAGATATTATATATTATCGTAATGGTAGAGTTAATATAGTTAATAAAGCTAGTCAATATCATAAGTATTTTACTAATGATTTCAAAAATGTTGCTTGGAATGGATATGATATTGTAAAAATACAAAGATATGTTAAAATCCTATGGTTTTATAAACTAAAAACAATTTATAAAAGATATTATAAGGAGAATAAATAATGAATATTGATATAGATAATTATTATCGACCAAAATTTGGAATAAAAATTGATAAACTAGGAAAAGGTGATTGGTCTTTAGGAATATTTTTAAATCATAAATTATGGACACATTTATATTATGATAAAGTTGTTAAAGAATCACACGAAATATATATTTATATTTGTTTTTTTAAATTTAATATAAGCATAGGTTTTATAGAGAAGTAGGTGAATTAATTGTGATTACACAGGAACAACTTAATTTAAGAATATCACCAAATGCAAATAAATACTTACTTATATTTCCTAATAAACAAATTATGCAGTGGTATAAAAGATATTTATTAAGAAATGATATTATCTATAAAACTGAATTTGAATTAGAAAATAATGGACTAGATGGATTAAGATATATAAATTGGAATTATGTTGATGAAACTATGACAAAGCAAATAATAAATAATAAAATGCCAATTTTAGATATTAAAAATCAACCAACAACAACTAAATATGAGAATTTTATAAATTCTTATAAGTTTAAAAATAAAGATTTCGTAGATAAGTTTCTCAAAATATCAGATATTACTTTAATGAAATATCAAAAAATATTTTTAGATTTATTAATAGAAAAAAGTAAAGATGATAGAAAATGATAGAAAATGATAGATTTATTGTGTCATAATACTAGAGTAGAAAATTATCTACATGACTATATTTCCATTAATTTTGTGAGGTTATAATAACCTCTTTTATTTTGTTTTAAATTAATTAGAAAAGGAGAAACGTATGAAAAAAATAATTAATATTGGTGGTAAAGATTACACTATGCAATCAAGTGCATTAACACAATTCAAATATAGAGATATGACTGGTAGAAAGTTAATGCAAGATATTAACAAAATAAAGGATTTAAGAGAAAAGAATGATGACATACTTGCAGTGTTAGATGACTTTCTAGAAATATTATTACAAATAACATATGTAATGATAGTAGAATCAGATGTTAAACAAGTAGGCTCATTTGAAGATTTCTTAAAAGGAATTGAAAAATTATTTGATGATGTGAAGTGGGTGGATGAAGTTATTGATTTAGCAGTGACACCCATATCAGGGGGAAATCAAGGAAATCCCCAACAGTTCGCAAAGTGATGAACCAATAGATGAATATGAAATAATGGCTCTCGCTAAAAGATTAAATATAACTATAGATGATATGAAAGAAATGTCATTTGTTAGTTTATTAAATATACTTCTATCTAGTATAGAACCATCATCTGATGGAACTAGAAAAGCAACTCAAGAAGATATAGATAGAGTATTTGGTTAAAGAAAGGAGAATATAGTATGAAAGTAAAAGTGGAATGTACAACTACATATAATGACTTACAATTAAAAAAACAAATCAATAAAGGAGAACAAATCGTAGTATCTAAGGAAAGAGCAGATGAGTTAATATCTTTAGGATTAGTTAGACAAATAGAAGTTATTAAAGAAGATAAAAAAGAAAATACTAAGTTAGAAACCAAGACTGAAAAAGCAGTAAGAAGTAAGAAAACAAAATGAGTTATGGAATAAGAAAAGATTTCTATAATTCTAAGGCATGGAAAACTGCTAGAAAAAATATATGGATAAAGCAGAATCTTTTATGTAGTAGATGTCATAAGCCTGTTTATGTTGATGGATTAAGTGAGTGGATTCCTAAAGATAAAAGACGAATAGGAATAGTACATCATAAAGAATACTTAGATAACACTAATGTATATGATGATAATATTACACTTAATGAAAACAACCTTGAGGGATTGTGTAAAGAGTGTCATGAGTTGGAACATCATCAAGACCAAGTGACAAGAAAAGATTATATGTTTGATTCTGATGGAAACCTAGTAAAAAGGGCTTGATATCCCCCCTAGAGGCGATAAATCAAGCCTCAATGAGAAACCGAGGCGAGAGCCTTCAAAAAATGTGCAGATTCGTGCATATCCCCCCTACTTTGTAGAAAGGAGAACAAAATGGACAAAATAAAGCCAATTAATTTTAAAAACCTTAAAAAATTGTTTAATGAAATGAACAATGAAAAAGGTATGTTAGGTTTAGCACTTATTAAAGAATTAGAGTTTATGAAAAAAACATTAAATAAACTAAAAAAAGAATTAACTGATAAAGGTGTAGTCACTGAAATGTCGCAAGGAAAGTATAGTATTGAAAGGGCAAATCCAGCTCTTACACAATACAATTCTATGATTAAGAATTATCAATCCACTGTAAAACAAATAAATGATTTATTGCCAGAAGATTCTATGGATAGTTATGACGACTTTGACAATGACGACCTATGACATATATAGAAGAGTATTACAAGTGGATAGAAAAAAATCCTAATAAGGTATGTAAAAAAGTAAAAACAATTTATAAAAGATTAGTTGATGATATAAAGACACCGAAAGTGGTGTCTTTTACTAATCAAGAAACTGGAGAAACTGAAACTCATACATATATTTTTGATGAAAGAAAAAGTTTAAGATGTATTCATTTTATTGAAAAATATTGTCGACAATCAAAAGGCCAATGGAATGGACAACCATTGAAATTAGAACTATTTCAAAAAGCATTTGTACAAGCCTTATTTGGATTTGTTGATAAAGATACTGGTTTTAGAAAATATAGAAAAGCGATATTATTTGTTGCTAGAAAAAATGGAAAATCTGTATTAGATTCAGCTATAGCAAATTATATGCTAACTAAGGATGGAGAGGGTGGAGCTGAAATATATTCAGTTGCAACTAAACGTGACCAATCAAAAATAGTTTGGGAAGAATCAAAGAAAATGATAAAGAAATCGCCTAGCTTAGCTAAAAGGATTCGTTGTTTGATTGGTGGTATTTATTATGATGCAACTGATTCAACATTTAGAGCATTAGCTAGTGATAGTAATTCGTTAGATGGTTTAAATAGTCATTTAGTAATAGCAGATGAAGTACATGCATGGAAAGATAAAAATTTGCTTGATGTTATGTATGATTCTATGAGTGCTAGACAACAACCTATATTACTTGAAACAAGTACTATGGGAACTATCAGACAAAATGTCTTTGATATTGAGTATGACTATGCAAGTCAAGTTATTGATGGAACTATACCTGATGAAGTTTTACTACCAGTGATATATGAATTAGATGATGAAAAAGAATGGGTGAATGAAGAGGCATGGTATAAGCCTAATCCATCTTTAGGAAAAATAAAATCAGTTAAAGCATTAAGAGAAAAGGTTCAAAGAGCTAAAGCTAATCCTATTGAATTAGTTAATTTATTATGTAAGGATTTTAATGTTCGACAAAATAGTGTTAATGCATGGCTTACATTTGATGATTTGAATAATGAAGAAATATATTCAGATTGGAAAGATTCTTATTGTATAGGTGGATGTGATTTATCTAGTACTACTGACTTAACTTGTGCAACTATACTTGGTGTAGTAAAAGGAAAAATAAGAGTTAAGCAGATGTATTGGATTCCAACGAATTTTTTAGAAAAAAAAGTTTCAGAAGATAAAATTCCATATGATAAATGGTTAAAGGCTGGTTATTTGAGATTAAGTGGTGACTCTAAAATTGATTATCACGATATAACTAAATGGTTTATTGAACAAGTACAAGAATTTGATTTAAGACCACTATGGGTAGGATACGATAGTTGGAATGCTCAATTTTGGTGTGATGAAATGAAAAGTAATGGCTTTGATATGGTTGAAGTAAGACAAGGTTATAAAACTGAATCAGCACCACTAAAACAAATGAAAGCTGATTTGATGGATAAAAAAATTAATTACAACAATAATCCAATATTAAAATGGAATCTATCAAATGTAGTTGTAAAAGTAGATGATAATGAAAATATTATGTTATCAAAAGAAAAATCAAGACAAAGGATTGATGGTGCATCTAGTTTAATGGATGCATATGTAATCTATGTTAATAAGCAACAAGAATATTTAGATTATGTTAGTGAGGAGGTTAAATAATGGCTAAAAGAAGTTTATTCAGCAGATTATTTGGTAATGATGATAATAGTATAACTCCACAAAATGCGACTGAATTTACAGTGTTAAATGGAAATAAAGCAGTTTTTACTAAATATAATGGTGACTTTAAAAATGATACTGATGTAAGGGCTTGTGTAGATGCTATTGCAAGAAATGGTGCTAAAATGCATCCAAAACATATCAGAAATTTTAAAGGAAAGTTTGAAAACTTAAAAGATAATCTTTATAGTTTAATTGCTAAGCAACCAAATGAATTGCAAAATGCATATCAATTTTATTATCAAGTAATATCTAATTTAGAATTATATAACGATAGTTTTATATATATGCAAAGAGATAAAGATTTAAAAATAACTGGTTTATATCCATTAGATTTTAGTGAGGGTAAACTTTATGAATATCAAAAAAAGATATGGATTAAATTTAAATTTGGTCGTTCAAAAGAAAGATTTGTGCCATATGATAGTTGTATTCATTTAACAAGATTTATAAGTGATAGTGGCATTACTGGTGGTTCTACTACACCAATAATTAAAACTTTATCTATGAAACATATACTAGATGAGGGTATTATAAATGCTATTAAAACAACTCAATCAATAAAAGGTGTCATTAAATCAACTAAGGCAATGTTAAAGCCTGAGGATGTTAAAAAGATGCGTGACCAATTTGTTGAAGATTTTATTAATAATTCAGATAAGAGTGGTATTGGTGGATTAGATGCAACATCAGAATTTTCACCAGTTAAGATTGAACCGACTACTGCAAGTGATAGTCAAGTAAAGAGTATTGATAATAAAATACTCTCTTATTTTGGTGTAAATGAGGCAATTGTTCAATCTAAATATAGTGAAGATGAATGGAATGCTTTCTATGAATCAGTATTAGAACCAATTGGCTTACAAATGAGTTTAGAATTTACAAATAAAATATTTACACCTACTGAAAAACATTTTGGAAATGAAATAGTATTTGAAAGCAATAGACTTCAATATGTATCTAATAATACAAAAGTTAATTTACTTAGATATGCAAATAATATAATGACAGTCAATGAATTAAGAGAAATATTTAATTTAGCACCTAGAGATGATGGTGATGTTATAATGCAAGATTTAAATCATATTGATAGTTCAATAGCAAATGATTATCAAGTAGGTAATGGTAATAAAAATGATGATGAGAAAGAGGGTGAAGATGATGAAAGAAAAAGAAATTAGAAAATTAGATTTACAATTTAGAGCAGAAACAAATGAAGATGAAAAAATGGAAATTAAAGGATATGCAGTAGTATTCAACAGTCCTGAAACTTATGGATATACTGAGGTTATTGATGAACATGCATTAGATGAGGCAGATATGTCAGATGTAGTCTTAAGATATAATCATAATGATAGTTTTATGGTATTAGCAAGAACAAGAAATAATAGTTTAAAACTAGATAAAGATAAAAAAGGTTTATTTATGGATGCTATATTACAAGATGATATAACTGAACATAAAAATATTTTTAATGCTATAAAGAGTAAATTAATTGATAAACAATCATTTGCATTTACAGTAGAAGAAGATGAATATGACTATGAAACTGATACTAGAACTATTACTAAAATAGGTAAATTATTCGATGTATCGGTAGTAGACCAACCATTCTATAATGCAACTGATGTTAGTATTGCTAGTAAAAATGATGATTTCTTAGAAAGAAGAAAAGAACTAAGAAAACAACATGAAGAAAAGAAAGCCTTAAAAGAGGCAAAAGAAAAACTAATTGCAAAATTAGGTTAATACGATGATGGAGAAAGAACTGGAGAGTTCTTTTTTTGTTGGTGGATACTAACTAAGTCGTTTTAATAAAGGCTGGAGAGCCATATTGGGAAGTTGTATCGCCCTAAAGAGTACTAAAAGATAAGGAGGTCAATTATGACAAGAAAAGAAGAAATTGAAGCTCGTAAAGTTGAAATTCGTGAAGAAGTTGAATCAACAGAAGATATAGAAAAAGTAAAAGAACTTGATAAAGAAGTTGATGCTTTAAATGAAGAAGAAACTCAAATCGAGGAACAAGAAAAAAATGAAGATATTGCAGTTGAAATGGAAGAGAAAAAATCTGCAGTAAAAGAAATTAAAATGGAGGAAAGAAAGATGGAAAAGAAAAAAGAGTATAGAGATATATACTTATCTAAATTAATGGGAAAAGAATTAAATGAAGAAGAAAGAGATATTCTAGTTGCTAATGATGGTGCTATCCCAACTGAAACTCAAAATACAATTTTTGAAAAAGTAGTAAAAAAAGCACCTATGCTAGATGAAATTACATTATTAAATGTAAAAGGAAATGTATCTTTCTATGTTGAGGGTACTAGAACTGATGGTGCTGACCATGTAGAGGGTCAAGACATTACTGAATCAGAAGTGCCTTTATTAAA